CAAAGACCACCTGTTCAAAGCGTAATTATAAATCAAAAGACGATCTGGCGTTTCATCAATTGCGCTATTCGACACATAAGACCAAACAGCTATTTGCTCTTGAGGGTCTACTGTTGATGTCATCTTGTCTTTAAACGCAGCATTGAAGTCATTTAAGAAAAACGAATTTATTTTTTCTGCGCCGATTGGCTGACTTTTTGATCCGTCAAATACATAGAAACCGTCATCGCTAAGATAAAAAACTGTGTGTCCGACATTGCAGACAGAGCCGGGAACCTGACAGCCCCTAGCAGTCTCAACCTTATCAAACTGCCAAATTAACGGCGGGCCAGTGTAAGTGGCGCGGACAATGGCTCGCTCCATCAGAATAGTGCAGTATTCTCCCCCGACCATTCCGGTGATAGCACCTGCATCTGGTATATCTTGAAAGTCAGACTGATCCACCCCAGCCGTCCAGCTTGTCGGGTCGTTAAAGCCTGACCAGTAAGCCTTGTAAGGCACACGACCTGAGCCGGTGTCCACGTTAGCGACCCAGACGAAATCGCGCACAACAGCTAGAAAATCGCCTTTTGGTGGAGTGCCTGATAAATCAGAAAATGCGCTGTCAGTTCCTAGTGTAAATTTTTGTAGTTCTTCACCAATACCGCCTGACGCGATAACATCGTTACCAAACTGAACAAACTTCCAACGCTCCGCACTAGCCAAATCATAAGCCGGTGTGCCAGCCTTGCTAATATCGTCTAAATTAGATGTGACGGCGTTAAACAAATACAGCTTGCCACTGTCTCCGGCAAATAATCTGACTGAGCCATCGTTTTGTTTTGCCGCAAAGATGTTCAATATCGTACTGGACGCAGCATTTGAGTATTCGACAAAACTAGGCATACTGCGGTATCCACTAGCCGCAGGAATTACATTTGTAGCCTCAGTCACACCGGGGTTACTATAATCCGGCTGATCGGGTAGCCATTCGCCAAACTGTATCATTGTCCTAACCACACTCCGGTTGTGCTTGTCTGGGTTGTCCAGATAGCTGAAACGTCAACAGCGTCAGTCCAAGTCGCCGCCGTGTCTGCCTCGCCTGTCCAAGCCTCGCCAAGTATCTTACCACTAACTGTTGTCGAGGTGGCAATGCTTGGGTTTGCCGCCATAACAAATGTGCCGGTCGGGTATCCAGACGCCGACACAGATGTGTCTGCCTGCCCTGAGGCTACAAACACCATATTGTAATTGCCGGTAGCCGTAACCGCCGCAGTCTCTGATGCGCCTACTTTACGCAGCCTTGTTAATGTGGTGGCCTCTGTGATTGCAACGCTTACCGCCGCCGACACTTGCGCTATAAATTTTATGGTGGCGTCAACGGCGGCAGCGCCTGTCACGGACGCGGCGAAAGCCAGAATCCTGTTGGCGTTTGCAGAAGATGACGCTGACAGCGATACAGCCGCAATTATTGTGCGTATCTTTGACAACGATGAACTTGCTGTCGCGGCTACACTGGCACTAGCAGTCGCCAAGGTAAAGTCGAGCGCGTCTAGCTGCTCAAGATTACCAAATTGGTCAAGACTGTCTAGGTCTCCCCAGCTATCTAGTTCCTCTAGCGTAGCCATCAGCTACACCTAAGCCGCAGTTACGTCTAGGTCGCCAATAGCAATTTTCAGGATGTCACCAACGTCAATTGTCTTTGCTGTTGTGAACGATCCGTGAATTAAAAGATTGCCGCTGGTTAGCGCATCGAAAATACCAAAGTGCGATATTGACCCCCAAGTAGAACCAGTCGCAGGGTTAAACTCAATTGCGCCGCTGTTACTTGTTGTGCCTGAGGCCGCCACGCTAAATGTGGCGCTCTCCCGCGCATAGTTGTTGCCGGTCAGCTCAGTGCCGCTGTTGTCGTCGTTAAACGATCCAGTGGACAGCCCGACGTAGACAGTGGTCGGCATTGTGTATGCGCCGGTTCCAAGGATGTGGTCTAATATCTCGTTTTCGAGGTAGTCACTCATTGCAGACATAATTTAAGTCCCCGCTGCTTGCGATTGCCGTTGATAAATACTACTGATTTGGAGGCTCCCGGTTCCGTAATGGGCGCGTTGATTATCAACCTTGATCTGCGCCAAAGCCTTATCAAATCGAGCCATATACTGAGACGCCCTAGCCTCATCAAGAAGGTAAGCATAAGCCTCAGCGAGTGCGCCGTAAAGGTAGGCATCAGGCGACCGGCTCAGGATTGTGTTTGTGAGGTTGGTCGCAGACAGCGCCTCAATTGAGCCGATATAGACAATCTCCATCTCGTATGTGGCGTCAGGCACAGGACGAAGTTTTATCTCGTCGCCCACAATGCTGTAGCCCTTTGGCTTACCACCGCCCTCTGATGCGTATTGCTCATCTAATGCCACAGGGCTGTAATATCTAAGCACAGTCAGCGGTGCGGTGTTTAGCTTTACCTCCCTGATTTCCCTCAGGTCAGTTGGCAAGCTCAGATATTCGTTGCCTGACACAGTGTTCGCAGTCGCCCGCTTTTCCTGACTGCGTGTCTCTAGCTCGCGGCTCATAGTAGCTTCGGCCAGCGCAATAAAGTCAGGAATTTGTGCGGTCAGGTCGTCACGCGCCAAGAAGTTGGCTATGGATGTCTGCAAATCTGTGTAGGTCGCAATTGCCATTAGATGTTACCGCCGCCTGTCCTGAAGTCTCGGTTCTCGCTATTATTCAGCCAAGCCTTCCAGCCCTTTGGGTTTTGGGCGGGCGGGCCTAGTGTCTCTAGCAGGTGATTATACACGACATTTGGGATTTCCGCCACATGCTGTACATGACGCTGGGTGTTCACCGTAGCGTTGGGCCGGTAGTCGTTATTCATCTGCTTGTTCAACTTTATTAGTCCGTCGAACCTCTGGGTCGTCTCAATGACATCAGTGCCATCAGATTGCTGATCCATTACCACCTCTTTGGCGGTGTGAGGGTCTGTGTATAAAACGCGCTTCATGTTTTCCCCTTGTGAAAGAGAGGGGGCAGTTGCCCGCCCCCTCAGTTTTACTATGAACCGTTCAAGTCCATAATCATCGCGTGTGCCTTAGGCGCGGTAGGCTTCAATGCCCACTCCGACACCAGGTGCGAAGTTTTTGCATCGCCGTCCTGGCTAAGTTCCTGCTCAAGGAAGTTACGTCCGTTGAGTGTGCAGATTGACACAAAGTTTGGATCAATCAAGAACACGCGGTCGTTTCCAAGTAGCCGAGATGGAACAGCTTGCACAGTACCGAAGTCGGTCAAGAAAACACTGGTAGACCCGACGTAGCTGACTTCCTTGGCGGCAGTCATGTTTACGTCGTTGCTGACCAAGTTGCCAGTGGCTGACAGGTCTGAGAAGTTGGCACGGTTTGTGGCCGAGGCAACCATCAGCTCAGGTGAGCCGCCGTCTGTCCAAGCGTCCTGCATCCCATCTTCGATGAGTGCAAGTGTTAACGCCCGGTCGTCTCCGCCAGTGATCGCGTCAGTTCCGTCGCCTGTGGCGAAGGCACCGGCAGTCGCACCGACTGAGCCGTTTGTGATCCAGCAAGTCAAAGACGCTGACTTGCGTGGGTCTGAACCAGAACGTGCAACGTCTGTGTCACCGATTGCTTTTTCGATGTCCCGGCGAAGCTCAAGTGCTTTTAACACTTTTTGGTAATTATGCTCACGTTCCCGCCCGGCAGAATCGACAGCGTCGAGTGTGCCTGATGTTGCAAACACCTTCTTTGAGATCTGGTGGTAGTTACCAATCCGTGCAGTTGGTGTCGCCGCAGCAGTTGCGGTGGTTGCACCTTCGTTGTGGTAGTTAGTAGCAGACGCAGCGGTCAGCTCCTGAACTTGCCATTCGACGAAAATGCCGTTTGAGGTTTCTTTTTTCACATTGGAAAAAATTGGTGTTTCTGCCGGGTCAATCCGGTAAATTATGTCGGCCAATTGTTCCCGCTCACCGACAGCGTTTTGGGTTGTAAAAACAGCCATTGTTTTGTTCCTTCGGGTTATCTACCCATCAAAAGTTGTACAGCAGCGTCAACGGTGCCAGCCTTTTCAAACTGTTCACGCGCCTTCCGCTTTGAACGATTAGCAACTTCGCGCTTGGTTGCCGGTTGCCCTGCCTTGGCCATCTTCGGTGCTTGGCGAGTGCGCTTTTTGGTTGTGGGTTTCTTTTCCATTAGATTATCCCACTTCCACGCTTTATAGAGCAGCTCAATCGCGCGTGCATCGCTCGCGGATGAGATTTCTTCCTCGCTAAACCCGACACGCTTCTGTGCGTACTTAATGACTTCTTTCCGTTCAAACTCGCGGGTCTCGTCATTTTTCCACTCAGGTATGCGCTCAAGCATTTCGACACGTTGGTTAGTGAGGTGCTGCTTTACTTGCGCCTCATGCTCCTGTGCCTGCTGTTGGGCAATTCTCTGTCGCTCTGCCGCCACTTGCTGGACTTGCTTTTGCTGCTTATCCCACTCGGTCTTGGCAAAGAAAATGTCGTCAGTCGAATAGCCCTCATTCTTCAAGGCTGTCCAGTCAGGTTCCTCGGTGAGGTTTGTCTGCTGGAGTTGGGTTTGCAGTAACTCAAGTTGCTGCGCGTAAGCGTCTCGGAGCTGTTTTGTTTCTGCTGCCTCAGCAGCAAATGCCTTGCGTTGCTCGGCCAGTTCCATTGATCGCTTAGTAAATGCCTCCTGACGTTGATACCCCTTGAGAGCCTCGTCGAGATTGACTTCGACCTCAACGCCATCCACCTTTACGGTGTATAGCGTCTCAGTGGGTTCCTCAACTTCCGCTTCATCGTCATCATCGTCGTCGTAGGCATCTTCGCCGTCGTCAGCCTCATCGTCATAGTCGTCATCCTCGGGGGCGTCATGCGCCTGATCTTCGGATGAGACTTGCGCCTCGGCCTCGGGCTGTTGAGGCTGATCTTCAGCCTCGTTTCGCTCATCTGTAACGGTGTCCTCAGTGGGAGTGTTCAGAAGGCTAATTGCGTCGGTCATTGAAATGTTGTCGGTTCCGTTTGGAGTATCGACCATAATTTTTCTACCTTATCTTTTGTTAAAAGTGGAACGCCTCTTGACTTCGTCAATTTGCGATTGAGCCATCTTACCATCCGATATCACCGTTTGAAAATACCCCTTTAGGGCTTCAAGGTTCTGGCTCAATTGGTAAATTCGCTCACGGTCTTCGGCTTCACCTATGCCGCTTGACCGCCACGCTTGTATAAATTGTTGCTCTAAATAATCAAACGCCTCAGTTAATAACTCATTCCTAAGCAGTGCCTCAGCCTTCTCAGCCCTTAGCACCGCATCCCTCGCCTTGCCTTCGTTCATGTCTTCCCTAACTTAATAACGTGTAACCTGTGGTTGGGTATGGCTGGTCAAAATATTGTGGGCGATACGCGCCCTGCCGCCTAAACGCAAGGTTGGCATCCGTAAACTCTGACGGCGTGCCAAAGCCTGTGCCGTACTGCTGCCGGAACTCAGGCAATCCAGTTGGTGCCTGATCTAACAGACCCATCCGTGCGTATGCGCCGGGGGCGAAAGTTGCGCCGCCTGTGCTTGGCTGGTCGCCGCCTGTGTCTAGGCGGCAAGCCTGCAAGTCAGGGTCAAACATATAACCCTCATCGCATTGGCCGGTTGCTGGGTTGGGTGGCGCGACTTCTGGGCGGGTGTCGCCGAAGCCGCTTTCGCCGCCGCCTGCGTTGTATCCGGTAAGCTCATTACCTTCAATCGGCATACCTGTGTAAACGTCAAACCCAAACGGCCCTTTAGAAAACACACCTTGGAAAGCTCTGTCGCCGTAACCGGTCAACCCGCCTCTTGGCACAGCCGCACTAAATGCGGGGATGCCACCAGCTAAAACTTGGTCTTTCATTTTGTTAAGCATGTATGTCGACCCAGCCCCTAACAGCCCGGGCAACGTCGCAGCGTTTGCAAGTCGGTCTGGCAGTTGGTCGAAAAACATCTGGTTTTCAAAACCAGAACCCGCATATTTGTCGCCAAGCATAGAGCCACCATAGCCACCTTGAATTTGCGCTATTAGCGCGTCAGAGGCATCACTGCCAAAGTCAAAACCTCTGGCATCTTCAATGTCTTTTGAAGTCGGGTCTGGAGTGCCGAAATCTTTTTCGGCAGCCCTGCTTATTGTGTCGTAGCTGTCGTTGCCGCTGTCGTTGTCATCTGTTGATGGGCCTCCGCCATAGTCAACTTGGCTTGACGCGTCATCGTGAGAACCAAAACCATAAAACGCAGGGATACCCATAGGGCCAGCCTTACCGGCACCGCCGTTGTCCATAAGCATCTGCGCTTCTTCGGGCGTAATATAGGCCAGTAGGTGATCTTGACCGCGAATGGTTGTGTTACGCGGCGGCATAATTTTGTTCATCTTGGCCATCTCTATGCCCTCGGTAGGTTGGTTGATATTTCGGCGTCAGTGACTGCCTTGGCGACACGCAGTTCAGCCTCAGCTTGCAGCTCCTGCTGGCGCATCTGCAATTCCATTTGCATCTTCTCGCGCTCCATCTGAAGCTCGGCCTGCATCTTCTCACGCTTCAGCGCAATGTCAGCCTCAGCCTTTTGCTGCGCGATTTGTATGTCGGCCTGCGCCTTCTGCTGCTCTAGCTGCAACACCTGCTGCAACTGCTGCTGCTCAGGTGTAGGCTGCTGCGGCTGGCTGGCTGCCTGCTGTTGCTGTTGCGCCAGAATCTGCGTGACCTGCTCAGGCGAGTTAAAGAACAGGCTGCTATCCTTAAAGCCGCCAACCTCGGTGATTGAGCGCAGGGTGTTAACGTATTGCTGCGCCGTCACAAGCGGGTTGTCCTGACCTAATTGCATCAGTATTTGCTCTTGCTTTGACGCAATCTGCGTCAGGAAGGCAATCTTTGTCTCGTCGTCAGTCGTGCCTAATCCAACCTGCACGACGGTGTCAAACTGGCTAGACCACTCGGCTGGGTTGATCGGCACAAACTGATTGCGAAGGCGCACGATCCTTTCCTTGCTATCGTGCTTTAGCACCAAATGCAAAATGCCCTTAAACAGCGCCTTAACACCTGTCTCAGCCATTGTTCTGGCATATGACTCCAACTTAACCTGAGCGCCGCGCACGGTCGCTGAAACCGCGCTGGCGGTGCTTGACTGTAGGCTGTTAGCGTCAAGCCCCTGAGATGCACGGCTCATTCCGGTTCTTTGTTCTTTTACTGTGTCCAGATAA